GGCACAACGTCGGAGGATGACTACATCGAGGACGCGATCGACGCCGCCGAGGACGAGATTAACAATTTCTGTGGACGTACGTTTGTGGCGTCTGGGAGCGCATCAGCGCGTGTTTACCAGCCGTCTACAAACGTGCTTGTGTATACGGACGATTTTTATACGACAGATTCTCTTGTAGTGAAACAGGACGACAGCAACGACGGCACATACGGGACGACCCTGACAATCACCGACGATTTCATAGTTGTCGGTAACAGCGCCCCCTTTAATTGCGTTCGTTCGGTTTCTAGCCCATTTCCCCGTTACACAAGCGACCGCCCCACGGTCGAGGTGACGGCGAAATGGGGCTACAAGAGTGCAGCGCCGGCAGCCGTACAGCAGGCGGCTTTGATTTTGTCGGCTCGCTTGTTTCAACGTCGCAGCAGCCCGTTAGGCGTCATGGCTGGCGTGGTAAACGATTTTGGACCGATCCGGGTATCAAGGATAGACCCCGACATACAACGGCTCCTCGCCGGTTATAGGCGTATTGGTGTCGCCTAATGGCAGATTACGCCGCTATCAAGGACGGCATACAAACCCGACTGGAAACCTTGTCGGGGCTCATCGTGGTCTTCGATACGGTCCCTGATCGGCTTGTCCCCCCGGCGGCGGTAGTCGTTCCGGGCGCCCCACCGGTCGAATACAACGTTTCTATGGGAGCGTCCACGAACGCGAGCCAGCTGCAGCGTTTCAATTTTGAGATTCTGGTTTTGGCGCAACGCTTCTATGCGGAAACAGCGCAGGACACTCTCGACGGCTACGTGTCAGGTGCCACGAGTGTCTATAACGCGATCGCTGGAGACACTACGCTGGGGGGCACAGCTTCCGATGCTCGTATCATCCGGGTAGCGGACTACGGGCAAATAGTTGTAGGAGAAGGAGAATTCATGGGTATGAGATTAGATTTAGAGGTGTACGCCGTATGAGCGACTACAAAATAAAGTCTGAAAGAGTGACGTTTGGCAAGATAGGCGAAACAGTCACAGAAAAAGACCTCGAAAAGCTGGGTGTCAACATTGACGCTTTAGTAGAGGGCGGTCACTTGGCCGCTAGCCGGGCCACAACCAAGAAGGATGGTGAATGATGGCCGCTTTCATGTTAAATAATGCTTCAGTCACAGTGAATTCCGTCGACTTGAGCGATCATGTCACGTCGGTGACTTTCACCGAGGAAGCAGACCAACTCGAAACAACCGCTATGGGCGACGACAATCGGACAATGATTGGGGGGCTCAAATCGGGAACCATCGACCTTGAATTTAATCAGGATCTAGCGGCGTCCGATGTGCAGGCCACAATCCGGTCGCTACTGGGAACCGTCACCACGCTGGTTGTTAAAAATATTGCGAGTGCAGCAGCGGCAACGAACCCCCAGTGGACGTTCAGCGCTCTCGTAACCGAGTGGCCGTCGATCAACGGAACTGTGGGCGAACTTGCTACAGCTTCGGTGTCGTGGCCCATAACCGGCGCAGTAGTAGAAGCCACAAGCTAACAACAGGAGAAAATGATGCTGAGGGCACAAATCCAAGTAACAGACAATCAGGGCGTTGTCCGAAAATATGACGGCACCGGGGCGCTATTCGTAGCGTTTGAAGCACATTTCGATGTTTCGATATTGGAAATGGGCGAAAACCCGCGTTTAACCCATATTTACTGGCTCGGGTACGAGGCGGCTCGCCGTGTATCCCAGCACGACGGTTTGAGCTTCCAACAGTGGCTCGACGCCGGTTATACCGTGGAATTCGAGGCCGACGAAGCCCCTTTAGCCGAAGAAGCTACGCCTACCAGTTAGGGGTGTTAGCTCTCAACACCGGACAACCATTGGATGTTTTGTTAAACGCCGATTCTTTAACTCTGATGGGGCTATTAACCGCATGGAATGAGAAAGTGAAAGCCGAAGAAAAAGCAGCGAGGGCGGCAAGGCGTGGCAAAACGAAATACCGTTAATTTTCAACAAGTCCGGGGCCAGCGTGGACATTTCGGCGCGCAAGTCCAAATTAAAGGGCTACGGCAAGCTCAACGCCTCATGGGCAGACTTGACGAAGATTTCAAGAAACGGTTTAAGGAAATCCACAAGGGCGCCGCCGACATTGTGGCCGACGAAGCCCGAAAAAGAGTGCCGGTTGGCCGTACTCAACGCAAAAGCCGCAGTTACCGCACCTACACGACGGGCGCCCTAAAAAAGTCAATCAGGACCAGCGGCACCGCTAAGGGCGGCATAATCAGGGTAGGGAAAAAGAAAATACCTTATGCCGGGCGTATCCATTTCGGCGACATAGGGGGACAACGTGACCGGCTGGGCCGCCGCATGGACATACAGCCCAATCCGTTTATATACCAATCCGCTGACATCAAGTTTCGGCAAGTCGTGAACTACTATAACGACGAGCTAGAAGAAATTTTGGACGACGCAATAGAGGTTTCGCAGCGTGGCCGGTAAAACAGCAACAATCAGTATGCTGATCGGCGGCGACGCCTCCGGTTTACGCAAAGCCACCAAGAACGCCACCAAATCGCTCGACAAGTTCTCGAAATCGTCAGCTAACGCAGCCAAAAAAGTTGGGGCAGCGTTCGGCAAAATGACCGCCGGTATAACGGTCGCCGCCGTGGGACTCGGAGCGAAAGCCGTTGACCTTGCGAGCGACTTTGATGAGTCGATGTCGAAAACGAAGGCCATATTTCGGGACGGTGCTGACTCGATTATTGCGTCGTCGAAAGAAGCCGCGACCGCTGTTGGTCTTTCCCGGGGCGAATTTATGGAAGCCGCGTCGAGTTTCGGTGTTTTCGGTACCGCCGCCGGTCTGTCCGGCGACGAGTTGGCGACGTTCTCCGCTGATCTGGTACGCACCTCAGCCGATATAGCGAGCTTCAACAACCTCAGACCCGAGGAAGCTCTGGCAAAGCTACGAGCCGGGCTATCCGGGGAAACCGAACCATTAAAGCAGTTGGGAATTCTGTTTAACGCCGCCGCCGTGGACGCAAAAGCGCTCGAAATGGGATTAGCGGACGTCAACGGCGAAATTTCCGAAGGTTCTAAAATCATGGCCCGAAACGCTCTGATTATGGAGCAACTAGGCGCGCAGGGTGCCCTCGGGGATTTTGAGAAAACGTCCGGTGGGCTGGCTAACCAGCAACGCATTCTAAAAGCCCGGCTAAAGGACGTAGGCATCACTATCGGCACCGCGTTGCTGCCTATCGCGGGAAAACTAGCTGAGGGCATCACAAAACTGATCGAGGTGGCCGAGCGTTTCGCGCCTCAAATGGCGACTATTCGGGACCGCGCAAAAGAACTCGGTGAACAGTGGATGCCGAAACTCAAAGCGGCGTTCGACAAAGTACGAGAAGCAGTGGAGCCGATAATTCGCAAAATCGTTGATTTCATCAGGACGAACCCTAAGCCGTTCATTATTGGTTTGGCTGCCGCCATAGGCGTGGTGCTTGTGGGAGCGATAGGGGCCGCTGTGGTCGCTCTCGGAGGCATCATTTTCAGTGTTGGTGGACTGATTGCATTATTTGGGGCCGCGGTTGCGGCTATCGCCTATTTCTGGCAGGAATCCGAAACCTTTAGATACGTGGTCACTAGGGTTTTCGAGGACGTAAAAGCCGTGGTGACCCCGATTATTAAGGGAATCATCGAAATGATCGGGGGGATAATCCAATCGTTCCAAGGCGTCCTCGATTTCCTGAAAGGCATATTTAGCGGCGATTTTGATCTGGCGTTATCCGGTATCAAAGACATGGTTTGGGGGCTGGCTCGAACGATTCTCGCACCGTTGGAAGCCATAAAAACGGCGTTTACCACATTCTTTAGCCTTGATTCGGTTAAAACCGGTATCGGGCTCGCCATCGACGGCATCATAGATTTCGTGCGCGCTATACCCGACCGGGTAGGCAAGCTCGCTAAAGGAGCGTTCGATTCACTACTGGACGCCTTCACGGGTGTGCTCAACAAGATCATACGGGCGTGGAACAGTATCGACTTTGGTTTCAACATCGACATACCGGGCTGGGTGCCCGGTTTCGGAGGTAAGAGTTTCGGTATCGACGACCTGATACCCGATATCCCGACGATTGGGGGAGCGTCGCCGATGGCACCTTCAGCGATGCTCCCGTCAACAGCGTTACGCGAAGCAGCGACAGCGCCCACCGTAATAAATAATTACAACGTGACCGCCCCCAACGTCGATCCTGAGGGGCTGATCGGTGGGCTCCGTCGTTACAACCGTTCCAGTGGCCCAGCGCCCGTTGATATCGGGTTTTACTGATGGCAACACCGACGCCGACCGTAGAAATAGGGTTTATTGGTCCGGCGTTCGACAACGCTTTCACGCTCGACGATGCCGTGAAAGGCAAACTGGACGACGCATCATATGTTCTGGGCGGCAGCGAAGTCATGGCCGATTTAACAAACCGCTGTGTTTCGTTCACGACACGTCGGGGCCGCGATGATTGGACGCAACCCTTCAGCCCGGGCAAGGCATCGCTGTTGTTTCGCAACACCGACGGCGCTTTAGACCCGTTAAACACCTCGTCGGCGTATTATCCGGGCATCACGACAGGCCGAACCGTGTCAATAAAATGCAACGGACACCTGATCTACTCGGGGCTCGTGGAGGACATCAACCTCGGTTACGACACCTCCGGCGATGCGTGGGTCACGGTCATAGCTGAGGACCAGTCAAGCGAACTCGGGTTACGGTCCCTGACGAGCGGCACATCGTTCAGTCAGCAGACCAGCGGCCCCCGGGTGTCCGCTGTATTAGCCAACGCAAACATCGACTACGCGGGAGCGACAAGCATCAACGCCGGAGATTCGACCGTAGCCGCCGAAACCCTGTCGGCAGATATAAACGCCGTCCAATATTTGCAGAAAGTAACAAACAGCGAACAGGGCTACCTGTATGTGAGCCGCTCGGGGGTAATGACGTTCGAGAACCGATACGGGCCGCTGACCTCCGGTTCGGCGGTCACGTTCAGCGACGACGGCTCCGACGTTCCCTATCAACAAATAGGGCGAACTTTGGTCAGCGCGGAGCTTTTTAATCGCCTTACCGCAAACAGGACGGGGGCTGCCGCTATAACAGCGAACGACACTGACAGCCAAGACTCATACGGGATACGGCTGCTACCGGTCGGAGAAGTGCTGGTCCTCGATGACGCGGCCGTGACAAATGTTCTGGATTTTCTTATGGTACAAACGGCGTCTACCGAAGTACGGATTAACAGCCTCACCGCTGTTTTGGATACTCAAGCCAGCGGCACACAGAACACGATTGCACAACTGGAACTAGCGGACGCGGTAACAGTCGAATTTACGCCGCCCGGTGTGGCGCAGCAATCTACGGTGGGCACGTTGCAGCAAATCGGGCACGCTTACACTGTCGGGGAAACGTGGCGCGTTACGCTAGGCATGACGCCGAGAGACACGACAAGCTATTTAATATTGGACGACGCCACCTTAGGGCGGCTCGACTACAACTCTTTAGGATTCTGATATGGCAGGTGCAGGCTACAAACAATGGACAACCGGAGCGGTACTCACGTCTACGGATATGAACACGTACGTGGGCGATCAGGTTTTGATGGTATTTGACGACTCATCGGCCAGAAGCAGCGCCGTGTCCAGCCCTACGGAGGGCATGGTTTCCTACCTGAAAGACACAAACGCCATCGAATACTACGACGGGTCAAGCTGGGGCGGCATAGGCGACATCACCGCCGTAAACGCCGGAACAAACATAGATGTGACCAGCGGCACAGGGCCGACGCCGACCGTAGCGCTCGCCATTGACGCCGCCGTAGCGATAGGCGCAGACGGTTCCGGCGTAGACGTAACTTTCCACTCGGGAACCGCCGGCGATTTCGCGCTGTGGGACGCCTCGGATAAGGCGCTTGAATTCACGGATTCCAAAATCACGATGAACGATAATCTCATCGAAACCGCGGAAATGAAGGACTATGCGGAAACGGTCAACGCCATTGGCTCGACCGGCGGGGGGACACAGGACATCGACCTAACAGCCGGGAACGTGGTAACGGCAACAGTGGACACGAGCGCGAATACGTTTACGTTTAGCAATCCGTCCGCTAGCGGTAAATCGTGCAGCTTTACCCTGATTTTAACTAACGGCGGTTCACAAACGGTCAACTGGCCCGGTTCGGTCGATTGGGCAGGCGGCAGCGCTCCCACGCTCACGACATCTGGTGTGGATGTTTTGGCGTTTACGACTGTTGACGGCGGCACGATCTGGTATGGGTTCCCTGCTGGGTTGGCGATGGCCTGATGCCACTCGGGAGCTTCAAGACGGCGCTTTTGGGTGCTGCTGGCGCTGGTGCTGGCGAGGAGGGGATTGAGTTGATTAGTACGACGACGGTCAGTTCAGCTACTCAGTCGATCACACTGACGAGCATCCCTCAGGATTATCGCGATCTGAAGATGGTGGTTCGAGCGGCTTCCTTAAACCTCGTCGAAGACTCGACTTGGATTCAACTCAACGGCGACTCGACGAACACCAACTACCGCCTCTACTACTACGGAGCCGCAGGTAATAGCAGTTCCAGCGGAACCTATGAAGCGACTCACTACTCTTACAACTCGAACCAGATGCCTCGCGGAAACTGGCCGTGGGGATCAAGCAGTCGGGGCAGCCTGAACGAACGACAGGCGGCTGAGTTTCATATTCCGAACTACACGGCAGTAGGGGCAACTTCAGGAACTGGTGTCTATTGCTACGCCAGCGGTGTCAACAACATCGGCACCCCTCAAAACAATCAGTGGTTCCAGTGGTCGGGTCAGTCATGGACCGGCACGACAGCGGTCACCTCGATCGTCGTCTATCAAAACGGATCTGGGTCGCTGTACGAAATTCAGCCCAATACTCAGGTCAGTCTTTACGGAATAGGGACGGCACCATAATGCCAGATTACGAAATTATTGCTGAGGGTTCTGTTGATGGTTCGGCACCAACGCTCATCACCCTTGACTCTATTCCGGGCACTTACCAGCATTTGGAATTGGTAATCAACGGAGCTTCGACCCGTGACAGCAGTTCGTATCACGACTTCTTTACGATGTATTTCAACAACAGCACCACGGCCAATACTTATATGCGGTCTGTGAATTATCAGGCTGACGCATCCACAACAATCAGTGGGGTTGCCACGCAAGGCTACGGTCCCTCCGGCGCTCAAAACCAAATGGGCTACTGGTATCTGCCGACAAGATGGTCAGGCCAATCGACTCAGTTGATGGCCTACAATCGTTTCTACATTCCGAACTATGCCGGAACGACGCTCACTAAAGCGATGCTGGGCTGGAACATGCTCGCTGGAGCTTATGACTGGCCCGGATCCAGTGGCTCGAACAGCGGTGTTGGTGTGCAGTCAGGTGTTTGGGGTTGGAACGATACGTCAGCGATCACACGAATTGACCTCAAAACTTATGAGACAGGTTTTGGCTGGGCTGTCAACACTTCCTACATTTTGGCAGGGGTAGCGTAATGCCTACATGGAATCATCTCGCCACGACCACAGTGTCTGGTTCGTCAACGTCGTCAATCAGTTTCACTTCGATCAGTCAAAGCTATAAGGACTTGGCGTTGTTCGGGATGTTGAAAGACGACGGCACAAGCTCCGGCGGTCAAAGCGGTTTGCTCATCTATTTCAAGGACTCGGGCGGTAACTCGATGGATATGGCTGGGGGTCTAATTGCTCAGAGCTACAGCAGCACCGTCTACTCCTACCAATACTCCAGCCGGAACGACATTCCGAGCTATATGCCGAACAACACGACGAGTTATACAGGGGTCGGTCCGCAGTACGCCTATATTTATGACTACTCGTCAACGACGGTCGCAAAGAACGTGATGTGGATGAATGGCATTACTGGTCAAGACGCTCAAAACGCGAACAACACTTGGCAGGCTTGGCGTATGGTTGTCAACGATTCAGGGAACGACGCAATCAGCGAAGTCACTATCAACAGTCAGTCACATAATTATGTACCGGGAGCGATGATGTCCCTGTACGGAATCACGGCGTAGG